GATCTCGGCAGCATCTGAAAACCGGCATACGCGCCCGTCACAATCATGCCGAGATTCGCGAGCTTGCTGCCGAGGCCGGAGAGGGCGGATTCCGTTCCCTTTGAAGATTCCCGCGTGCGTTCCAGTGCGCGAACGACTTCCTGCATCTTGCTGACGAATTGCTCGTTCTCCGCTGTGATATGGACTTCGATGCGATTATCCGCCATGATTTCTCACCTCTCCTGTCTCGGTTCCTATTTCCGCATTTCTTCGAGCATCGGCTTGAGCGACTGGAACGCCTTCTTGCCGCCCAGCGCTCCTCCGATGCCAGCAACAACATCCTCGATGAAGTCCGCGCGTTTCCTGAGTTCCTCCGATGCAATCTTCTCGTAGAGCAGACGCACCACAGGCAAACTGTAGCGGTAGAGCACGTCATCCTTGTCGTGCCCATACTGCGTGAGCTTCATCAGCACTTCGCCCGGCGTTACTTCGCGGGCTTCGTCATCGCCTTCGGGAGCTTCGGCGCCAGCCGCTGTACGAAAAAATCTTTGTTCACCTCGAAGATAGCTGACGCCAGCGTCAGGAAATCGTCGAGCATCATCGTGCGGATTTCCTCGGGCCTTCCATGGACGGCGAGCGCCGCCATATCCGTGAGTGCATCGACGACGGCGTCCCCTTCCTTGAGAGAACCGAGGAACGTCGCCATCTCCTGCACCTGCTCGAACTGACTTTTTCCGTCCATCTGCTGCAAGGCCTCCTGCATTTCAGGAAAATGCGTTGCAATCGCGCCGAGGACAATGCTGAACGGCTTCGCAAGATGGAATGTGTCCGCCCAGGAATACGGGCGGATGTCCAATTTCTTCCCTGTGCTCAGCCGCACGGTTTTCTGCGCGGTCAGGACGCGCATCTCCTTCTCTGCGAGGTTTTCTTCTGGCTTTTCTGCGGGCTTCTTTTCAGCCATAGAGACTTCCCCTTTCCATCAAAAAAGAAAGGCCGATGCCGAGCACCAGCCTTCCCCATGCATCTTATTCCTTGACGAGGATGTTGCTCGTCTCGCCGACATAATCGACGTGATAGTAGCGGCTGTCCGGATTGTCCTTCGAAGCGTGCTTGACGTCCGAGATGACCGTCGCCGTGACCTGCTGGCTGGCGAAGTCTTCACCGATGAGTGTCAGGTCGCCATTCGGCGCAATCTTGACATGGTAGTACGTGATGGCGAGACGGCGGCCAATCGTCGGGTCAGCCTGGAAACGGAGCTCGCCCTCAATCTTCGTATGCGTCGAAGCGAAGACGCGCGGGATGTACTGCTCCGGAACTTCGTACGTCACGTTGACAATCTCATCGATGCCGATCGTGCTGTCCGTCGCGATGCGGACTTTGCCCGTCATGACATCCGTGTCATCAGCAGAATAATCCTGCCCCTCGATGAGCGTGCCGCCAGCAGCGACCGCCGCAATCTTCCACTCGTCGCCAACCTGGAAGTCCGTGCCCGTCGAACCAGCAGAGAACGTGACCGTGACGCCGTCAGAGAGCGTCTGCGCCGTGCCCGTAATGGTCGTCGGTGCGCTGTAACTGCCCGAAAGGCCCTTCTTCCAGACGAACTCTGCGTCCGTGATGGTCTGCGGCGTGCTGTTCGACTTCGTAATGAGGACGTAGTAATCTGCCGTTGCCGTGCCCGTATACGTGCCGGACGAAGCAACCGAGCCCGTCGAAAGCACCATGCCTCCCTGGCTGTCAAGCACCGGCGCCATAATCTTCGCCGCCGTGCTGGTCGCACGCGTGAGCGTGAGATTCTTGTAGTTGTAGGCTGGCGTCTCTTCATCGTCCGTCAGCAGGTAGAGCTCGTCGCCCGGCGAAACGACGAAACTCTTGCTGTACGTCTTTGCTTCGATGTGCTTGATGGCCGTATCGCCCCAGCAGGCAAGCGCGACGTTCACCGGGTCCCACTGGTCCATCGTGATGGTCAGCGAGAGGTCGCGCTGCGTCTCTGCCTGCGCGATGAGCTCGCGCGTGCCGCGCGTGGCGTCACGCTTCTCGACCGTGTTGACGTTCCACGTCTGCGTCGCCTCGGAGCAATGGCCGAGCGTGCGGAAGACCTGATACGGATTCGCGGAACGGTTGAAATTCTTGAAGCTCCACTCGCCTGCCGGAATGCTGAGGTCAGCTGGATTCTTCGACGTGACGACAGCGGCAGACGTAGCAAAGCGCTGAAGGTCGAAAACAAACTTGTTCATAGGGTTCATTCCTTTCTCCACTCAAAGAGCAAGACCATCTGATTGCCGAGATACGGGCGGACCGTCGAACCGAAAGGCGCGACGCCCGCGCCGTCGATGTTCGCGGCAATTCGATGATTCTTCAAAAGATAATCCTGCAAGACGCGCAGATGCGCGAGGATGGCGTTCTGCACGCGGTACATCTCGCGGTACGAAACCATGATGTCCGTGCTGTCCGTCTTGTACTTGATGTTGAGATAGACTGAGAGATTCGTCACCTGCGTGCTCTTCTCTTCCGCATCCGTCTCGCTGTCCCAGTCCACTTCGATGATGGACTTTCCCGTTGCACCCGCCTGTCCGGACGTGCCTGTCGGTGACTTTGCACCGCCAACGGGGCCGACCTGATAGGAGGAAAGCTCCGGCAGGGATTCAAGGTATTTCATCACGGCTTCGAGAATCGGCAGCCACATGAGCTTCATCGTCATGCCCTCCCCACTCGCGTCGTGAGCGGGATGTCGAGGCCGCTGTCCGCGCCTTCAATTCCCGTGAACGTCTCGGCCGTGATGCGGGATTCCCACCGCTGGTATTCCTTCTCGTAGATGGCACGCTTTCGCTCGTAGGCATCATCCTGCGTCTCGAGATTGCGGTCGATATAGACCGACTGATTCCGAGCACAGACCATGAGCGCGTAGAACAGCGCGAGCTGTGAAATCGGGTAGGCCACCGGCGTCCGAATCTGATCCTGACGAACCTTCAGACGTGCGGCGAGGCCGTTCACGTACTGCGTGCTTTCCTCGATGTCCTCGTCCGTCAAGAGGTCTTTCAGGAGGACGTCACGGACATCCTCGATATGAAAATACATGGGCGTTCACCTCATTCCAGTCCGGCCGCTTCGAGCGCCATCTTCGTGCGCCGGCGAAAGATTTCGTTGATGTACTCGGCCTTGCGGTCGGCGGCTTCGTAGAGGAAGCGGTCAGCCCGCGAGCCTGGATGCATGACGCGCCGACGGAAGACGAACTTGCTTCCTTTCGAGAAACGCAGAACCTTCCGCGCCTTCGAGACGTCTTTCGGAATCTGGTACTTCGCATGGCGCGGACCGTAAAGGCCTGTCGGCTCATGGACGTACTTGCCATACGGCGCAACATCCTCGTCGATGAAGACGATGCCCTCGGCGCGCATGCGGTTCACACGATAGCTGATAGCTCGTTCGAGCGCTCCCGTGTGTGCATGGAATCGATGCTTGCTCCGCGCCGATTCCTGCACAGCCACACAGGCTTCTTTCAGCCCGCGGCGGATTTCGCGGAGCGTCGTCTCTGGCGCGACTTCGGCAGCATGAAGAACCTTTGCGGCATCCAGACGGAACTTGATGTTCATGGCTTACGCTTCCTTTTCAGGCTTCTCGGCCTTGGCATCCTTGTCGGCCTTTCCAGCCGCTAAATTCTTTGGCGGTTCTGCCGCAGCAGCTGACTCCTTCGCCGATTTGTCCGCCTTGGCCTTCGGCGGTGTCTTTTTGTATCCATTCTTGAGAAACACGTCCTTGTCGGCGTCATTGACGATGATTCGTCCCTGCGCCTTATAGAGCGTGATCGTCTTCTGCATCATGTGCGTTCACCTCTTTCAAGCAGTCAGGATAGGCGTGCCGGATGCGGCCGAGCTCCTTGAGCGCGGCCCGCATCAGCAGCCTCGTTCCCTGCGTCTCCGTGCAGGAAATCTTGAAATAGCCCTTGTCTCCGGCCAGCATCGTGTACTTGTCCTCCATCTCGCATCCACAGGCCAGCATGTCGCAGACGGTCGAGACGCCCGCACAGACGATGTTCTGCCCAGGGCGGCTTTCGTACTCTGATGCGTGGCCGCGCACCGTGAGGTAGAGCGCTCCGCCGTCCTCATGGTACTCGTACGTCACCATCAGCCGAGCACGCGGCAGGCAAGCTCTGGAATCATCGTCTTGAATCCGCAGAGCATGTCGATGGAGCAGATGTCGCGCTTCTTGTTGATGTCATAGCCGAACACGACACGGAGCGAGAGGCCGCTGTCGCTGATGACGGCATAGGAACCGTCTGCCGTGCCCATCGGCTTTGCGAGCGGACGCGAAACCATCGTGAACGCGTTGCGGTGGAATGCGAGGCTGGCCGTATGGTTGCCGACGAGCGTGATGACGGAGTTGGCCGCGAAGTCCTGGCGAGCAGCTGGATAGAAGCTGACCGTCACAGAATTCGACGTTGCCGTCGCATCCTTCGTCACGACATACGGCTTCGTATCGCCCGCAATCGTGAAGATCGTACCGCGCTTGAGCGTGCCCGTGAGGGATGCATCCGTGAACGTCGCCGTATTGACATCCTTGTTGAGCTGGGCAGCGAGGTTCATCGCGGCCGTCGCCGAAAGGTCGCCGTTCTCATGCTTGCAGATGTTCTGGTCCATGTAGAAGTCGAAGCCGAACTTGCGGCCGAGGCGCGCATTGATGATGGCCTCCGACTCGCCCGTGCTGCTCATCGAATTGATGGTGTCGAGCTCGAGGAGCTTTGCGTCTGCGGCCGTATCGAGGACAGCCATGCGTCCATCGAGCGGGACCTTGTTGTCATTCATTTCCTTGCGGATAGCCGTGATGTCTGCGACACTCGACGGCGTGCTGCCCGGCGTGCCGACGTAGTACGGGACGTCTGCATAGAGCGCACAGAGCGATTCGTCCACCTTCTGCTGGATGGCATTGACGGCCGGAACAATCAGCTGCTGCGAGAAATCACGGATGTCGAGCGTGAGCTCCTTGTTCGTGATGGGGAACGACACATCGAGGATGTTATCGAGCTTGACCGGCACGCGGCCCTCGATGGCGTTCTGGAGCTTGATGCCCGTGGTCGGGTCGAACGTGTCGGCCTCGAAGTTTGCCGGACGGCGCACCATGACCGTATCACCCTCCTCTGCGAATTCATTGTCGAAATCGCGGGAGACGAGCTGCGGCATCACCGTGTTGTTCTTGAGGATCATGAGCGCCTCGCGCGCCACCTGCACCGGCGTGAGGAAGTCGTTGTCGAAACGCTGAAGGTCGAATTTCATCATGTTCATTGTCTTTGCCCTCCTTAGGCTCAAAGTTTTCCTTCTCTTCTCATCTTCTCATACTGCGCCTGCGACATCGACGCGAAGTCGAGCTTGCCAGGCGCGCCACCGCCAGAACCGGCGCCAGCACGCTGGTTGTTCGCCAGAAGGCGCGGATGCTTCTCAAAGAACATCTTCACGCCCTCGTCCACCGTGACCTGGCTGCCGTCTTCGAGCGTGAAGACCGGCGTCTCATCCTCGCCGACGC